AAAAAAATGTATTGGCCGCAGATTCGGGTGCCTCAACTTGGGATGTTGCTGTTACCGCAAACACGACAACTGGCGCTATAACAATCACGGTAACTGGTCAAGCGGCAACAACCATTCGCTGGAGCGCAACCGTAATTGCAACAGAGGTATCCTACTAATGGCTATTAACTTTGACAACTCAAATGCTGGCGTCATCACGCTGAAACCCGGGGCTTCGGGCACCCTAACGCTTGTCCTGCCAATTGCGGATGGAACCAGTGGTCAGTTTTTAAAAACCGATGGCGCAGGCACATTAAGCTTTGCCAACGGCTCTATTGGCGCAAACGCGGTGGTGACTGGGCTGATTGAGACCACCACAATCACTGGAACAGCGCTTACTGCCACAGCAACTTACGATGTCATCACGCAAACTGTTTTGTTGGTTACTGCAAATGCCGCAAACAACTGGACACTGAACGTCAGGGGTAATAGTACAACCACCCTGAATACTGTGATGGCTGTTGGAAACACAATTACATTGGCTGTCATGGCAACGCAAGGGGTAACCCCCTTTTTCCAGTCAGCTACACAAATTGACGGGGTTGCGCAAACCGTAAAATGGTTAAATGGTGTTGCGCCATCTGCTGGAAACGCAAGCTCAATTGATCTTTACACGTTGACAATTACCAAAACTGCGGCGTCAACATACACAATTTTTGGCTCACAGACTAAGTACGCTTAACCATGCCAATACTTGAATCCAAAGGATCAACGAGCGCACAGGGGTATGGGCAAACTACGCCAAGACCGACTGTGTATACAGGCACGCCTGCGGAAAATGTGCGCAACCATGGTTTGGTGAGGCTGACGGGGAACTCAAATAACACAATCAATTTACCCGGGATGGCGCTCACGACCAACGGCTACGCTATGTTTTTGGTCAAGGTTGCATCCTTGGTGACGGGCACTGGTGTTTATACGGTCAACGCAAGCGGCTCAGGTTACCAAATAGTAAGCTCATTGTTTGGCACAGGCAATTACCTCCCAGTTGGGGGCGGTGTGACCGCAAGCGCAACTAGCCTGATCACGCAGACCGACACCGCCATCACTCTTGGAACTTTCTTTTCGGGCACAACCGCCGGCACTGATACGATTTATTTGTATTGGATTTTTCAAAACAGCCAAAATTTTGCATGTGTCACCTACACAGGTAACGCCACCGCAAGATCAGTTGCATTGCCAGCGGCAAGCTCTAATTGCACGCCTTATTTTTTGATGGTTGCAAACAGCACAGCGGGAAATATGTATTTGGGTTGGCCTAACTCATCAACAACAAACGGCTGGAGTTTTGCAAGCAACGCAAGCGCCCCAACATCTGTGGCCGGTAGGTGGCAAACACCCACCGCAGGAAACGTAAGGATTGGCGCAACTGGAACAGTGAACACTCAAAACATTACTGGCAATGTCTACTATGCTTTTTGCTGGGATGGCGGTACAGGCTCAACCACCTTATACGGCGGCCTGCCTCAAATTGTTGGGTCGGGTGCACAAACTTTTACCATGCCAGTCACAACAGGAAAAACTGTAAGATATTCCACGTCAGGCTCTCCCGCAACCAACGGCCCTATGGGCTCATGGGCGCTGATGGTAAGCAATGTCGTGGCTACATCCACCCCTTGGAATTGTAACGCGGCATCGGATTTCTTGGGCGGCGTTGCGCCTTACAACAACTTTTTTGGCTGGTCTATACCCCCATCGGGGAACATTGTTAACACAACTGGTGGTGGTTTTGGAAGCACGTTTGGATTTGGAGAGGGCGGCGGCGTCTATTCTGTAAACGCCACGGGTACAGGAAGCCACGCAGGCGCGGTTTGGTTCACACCCGTTTCCGACTACTACAACGGCGTAACCACTGGCAGGCCATATGTGTCAGGCGGCACCTCCGCGTTAATTGCTTCGGGCGTTACAACATCGCAGTACAGCATTGGCAACACCAACAAATACCCGTTTTATTTCACCTTTTTATTGGTTGTGTCAGGCGCTGGAACAGGTGCAATAGCGGCGCGTTTTTACTCTCGTCACATTGGTTTTGCAAGAATACAAAGCGGCGCAACAAATCCAAATTATTGGTATGGATTCAATGCCACCGCTGGCGCAACACAAGCAGATGTTGGCTACGACGGCAACACTTTTGGCCTTGCTGGATTGGTAAGCACCCAAAGCCATGCAATTTTTTATGCTGTTGAGTATCCGCGAATTCATTCAATGGTAATGTGGCAAGGTAGCGGTGCGGCGGGTAAATTGATTCGCCATCAATTAAATGAAATTCCAACTTACATGTGGGTTAAGAGCGTTAACACCGCCACAACAAATTGGTACCTGTATCACAATGTTTTAGGCAACACCCAATACATTGACATTTCAGGAAACAACGCCGCCGTCACTGATACAACATTTTTTAACAACACGGCCTTTACCTCAACCACGATTACGTTGGGCACCAATACAAACGTAAATTCAGCTTCTGATGGGTATATGGCCTACATGTGGTGCAGTAAGGCTGGCTCTGTGCTTGTGGGGTATTACCCCGGGGCTTCGGCCTCGCAAACAATCACAACTGGCTTCACCGTAAACACCATCATCATCACCGACGGCTCAGGTACTGATGGAACGGTTATGTTTACCTCCAGTTTGGGTATGACGTCGGGCTCAAATTATCGAATGCGCTTGTCAGGTGCCGTCAACAACGCCACCTTGGGCGATGTGTGCCTGCAAGCTACGTTAGGTTTCACAATGGCCTCAAGCACAACTCTGAACACCGCTGGCCGCAATTACTATTACATTGCGTTTGCGTAACGAGTTAAACTAAAAACCCGTTTAACTTTAAGGAACAAAAATGGTAGAAAAAGTTTGGTTCACCCTAGAAACAGCAAATCAGATTGTTGGTTATTTGGGTAGCCGCCCTTACCAAGAGGTTTTCCAATTGATGGCGCAAATCCAAAAAGCAGTGGATGTCCAGCGAGAAGAAAAAGCCGCCCAAAGCGCGGAAGATGTTGATGTTCAACCAACCACAGAGGAGTGAAAAATGACCGAAGAAGTAACCATGCAACCTGATGAAGAGGGCGCTCAAGAGCAGGCCCAAGTAGAGGAAACTCAAGCCCAAGAAACTCAAGCAGAGGTAGTGATTACTGTTGGCGACGTTATTGCCGTTAACCCATACGCTTCACAAGCCCATCTGCCTGACGAAAACCGCATTTGGCCTCCTCCCCCTGTAAAGAACCATGGATAACGTGGAGACCAAATTGGCCGTACACGAGGCTGTGTGCAGTGAGCGGTACAACAGTATTGACCGTTCACTGCGCGACGGTGACAAGCGTATGAGCAAGATTGAGTATCTGCTGTACGCGGTAATACTGTGCGTGCTGTTTGGCCCGGGAGTTGCGGGCGAATTCTTCAAGAAGCTCTTGGGGCTATAAATTGAACCGATCACCTTGGCGCTCACAGCTATTGCTGGTATTAAGCAAGGAATTGCTTTGTACAAGGACGCCAAGGCAACTGGGTCAGATCTCTACAAGATAACAAAAGAAATATCAGGCTTCATAGGTCAGTTATTTGAGGCGCACGAAGAGGTAAAGAAAGAGGTTAAGCGACAAGAGCTAAACCCACCAAAAGAGAAATCATTAAAAGCGCAGGCGCTGGAGAATGTTTTCAACCAAATTGAGCTTGAGCGCCAATCAATTGAGTTGCGTGAGTTTTTGATCTATCACACAGACCCTGCACTTGGTGCTGTTTGGTCAAGATATGAAAAAGAATTTTCAAGGCTTGCAAAAAAACATGAGGAAGAGATCCAGCAAGAATTGATAGCGGAGCGAAAAAGAAAATGGAAACGTCAGCAAATGATCGAGAGATTGCAAAACGACGCTCTAATTTTCGGGGCGGTGCTGTTGGTAATCTTGGAGATATGGGGGTTGATGTACGTCATTTACGCCAATCGGGATATGTAGCTGTCGTGGTGATGCTGTTGCTGTTTGTTTGTTTGATATTGCCGCTGATGGCATTGCTGTATTTTGATGCGTTGACGCTGAACAAGAGGACAGAGCGCACCGAGGCAAGGATTGAGAAGCTGTTAAAAAGCATAGAGGAGAAAGAGAAAAAATGATTCCAATAGTTGCATCCTTGCTTGGTACTCTTGCCGAAAACGGCCTTGGCCTACTTTCCTCTGCCATTCAAGCAAAGGGCAAAGAGGTTGTTGAAAACACCCTTGGCGTAAAAATCCCCGACAGCCCAACAGCAGAAGACGTTGGCAAACTGCGTCAGTTGCAGTTTGAACATGAGGAGCGCCTGCTTGAGTTGGGTATTGAGAAGGCCAAGATGGAACTGGCCGAGCTTGAGTTATTGGCCAAAGCCGCCCAAAACGACGCTGACAACATCACAGACCGCTGGGAAGCGGATATGGCATCTGACTCTTGGCTGTCCAAGAACATACGCCCCATGTCCCTCATAGCCATCTTTGCAGGCTATTTTCTCTTTGCCATGATGTCGGCATTCGATTACAACGCCAACGAGTCCTACGTCACGTTGCTTGGGAATTGGGGGATGCTGATTATGGGGGCCTATTTCGGAGGCCGAACCGTTGAGAAGCTGGCAGAAATGAGGAAAAAATGAGTCTAGTTACCGAACAAGCAGAATTTTTGCTGGACGTGTGCAGGCTGATTGCCCACGCCACCAATGAGGGTTGGGTTGTCACTGGCGGTGAGTTGGCCCGAACACCTGAACAGCAGGCCATTTACTTCAAGACAGGCCGCTCTAAAACCATGAAAAGCATTCACCTAAAGAGGTGCGCCATTGACTTGAATTTCTTCAGGGACGGGAAGATAATATGGGACAAAAGCGCCCTTGCTCCATTGGGGGCCTTTTGGGAGACTTTAAACCCCAAAAATCGCTGGGGAGGGAACTTCAAGTCGCTTGTTGATTGCCCTCATTTTGAGCGTAATGTTGGTTAAAAAGGAGTCTCAGGATGACAACCGCAGTTGCCCAAACATATGACAGCCTAGTCACCAGCGTTGAGGCGTATTTAGAGCGTACTGACGCGATCACTATTGCCTATATCCCCACCTTCATCATGTTGGCCGAGCAGGTTCTTGCCGCTGACATGAAGTTTTTAGGCAACCTGAATGTCGGCACTTTCTCCTTGGTTGCATCCAACTCGGTTGTTCAAAAGCCCGCCCGCTGGCACAAAACCGTCTCGATGACAATGATCGTGGACGGGGAGCGCACACCACTGTTCTTGCGCAAATACGAATACCTGCGTGAGTATTGGCCAAACACCACAGCGACAGACCAGCCTAAGTTTTACGCTGATTACGACTACACCCATTGGCTGATAGCCCCTACGCCTGACGTTGCTTACACCGTTGAGGCGGTGTATTACGAGCGCGTTCAGCCCTTGGACTCAACCAACCAAACCAACTGGTTCACTCAGTATGCGCCTCAGGCCATGCTGTATGGCACGTTGTTGCAAGCAATGCCCTTCCTCAAGAATGATGAGCGTTTACAAATGTGGCAGGCACAGTACACGCAAATCATCAGCACCTTGAAGGAAGAAGATAAGCGACGCCTCGCTGACCGTCAAGCCATAGCCTTGGATTCATAATGACCTCATACATAAGCCCCTTTACAGGCGACGTCGTTGTCCCAACAGACGTCAGCTATGTCGCGTATACGCTGACAGCCAACCTGCAACTTGTTTGGCCAGCCAATGGCTCGGATGCAAACGATGTTGCGGCACGCATTATGGATATTCAGTCCGCAAGTGGATCGCCAAACTTGCTCATGCCGCCAGCAACACAGGCTTCGGTGGGTACAGATGCGTTGATTCGCAACGTGGGTGTATATCCCATCGTAGTGACAGACACTAACTCGAACACAATTGCTTCGATTGACCCCGGCACCGCTCGGTACATCTACCTCACCAACAACTCCACCGCCAGTGGCATTTGGGGTGTCTTTACCTTTGGCACAGGAACCTCTACCGCTGACGCCGCCACCTTGGCGGGCTACGGCCTGTTGGCCAGCGGCCTGACACTGAATCAAAGCCACCCTGTAACCACCCTTGCCTCCAACTACACCTTCACCTCCGCAGACCGCGCCCAAGTGCTGGCTTGGCCAACCTCAGGCGGTGCAACCAACGCCTACCTGCCGCTGGCATCAACGCTTGGCAACAACTGGTTTGTCCTGCTGAAAAACAATGGCACAGGCACATTGCTGTTAAACACTACGAGCAGTGAGTTGTTGGATGGCTCGTCCTCAGCAAAGAGCTTTGCCCCGGGGAACTCGGCGTTCATCATCTGCACAGGTAGCGCCTTCATCACCGTTGGCTACGGCGTCAGCACCGAGTTTTCCTTTACCGCGCTGACCAAGGCTGTTACCAGCGGTACTTACACCCTGTCTGCATCTGAGGCGGCCAACACCATTCAAACCTATACAGGCGCTTTGACTGGCAACGTCACGGTCTATTTCCCGCCTGTGGTGAACCTGTACATCATCAGCAACCAAACAACAGGGGCGTTTACGCTGACCATTGGAACCACGCTTGGAACTACGGTCACGATACCAACCAATACGCAAGCAACCTTGATTTGTGATGGCACGAACTTTTTGAACGCCAATACAACTACGGTGAGTGGATCGTTGATCTCAATGGTGAATGGCTCGGTGTCAAACCCTGCGGTGTACTTTGCCTCGGAGACGAGTACGGGTATTTATCGACCCGGGGGTGGGCAGTTCGGTATCTCCATCCTTGGTACGCTGGTGCTTAATACCCAAGCAGGCGGGATCGTGGTCACTGGCACAGGAACCTTCACTGCTGGCGTATCAGGGGGCACGTTCTAATGACCGAAAAGGTTCTAGCCCTCGACACAAAGCCGGGCATCCAGCGCGATGGAACCGTAGTCGACGCATCCTGCTACACAGATGGCGAGTGGGTTCGCTTCCAGCGCGGGCGACCCCGAAAGATGGGTGGCTACGTTCAGATTACCAATGACCTAGCAGGCCCATCTCGGGGCCTTTTTGTCGATCCACGCAACGGCTTTAACGTCATTTACAACGGCTACTCTGATGGCGTACAGACCCTGACAGTTAACCAAAACGGCGTGGGCGCTGGTATTGTTGACTTTACCCTGTCGGACTTTACGCCTAGCGAAAACAACTTGTGGCAGTTTGATGCGGTGTATGACGCGGCGGGTACAGGGGTGGAGAACTTGATTGCGCACCCGGGGCAGAACCTCGCCACCATTGACAGCACAGCCAATACACCCGTTCTGTTTGGTGACGTAGCGGGTACATCCTTGTCGCAGGTTGGTGTCTTCACCTTGGCCGCCACCACCAATGCAACCACCACCATTACAGTTGCATCCACCCTACTGATTGGTGAAGGTCAAGTCATTACAGGGTCAAACATACCAGCAAACACAACCGTGGTGTCGGTGACAAGCGCAACCCAGTTTGTAATCTCAAATGCGGCAACAAGCTCCATCTCTTTAACCATCACAATCAACAACAGCGTATCAGTGTCAGGCGGCGCTGTCATGCTGTATCCATATTTGTTTGTGTACGGCAATTTTGGTTTGATACGAAACTCGGGCGCTGGAAACCTTTATGACTGGGTGTCCCCAACATCAAACTCGACAAACGTAACCGCTACAAAGATTGTCAAGGGGCTACCCGTTCGCCGAGGCTCAAACGCCCCATCAGGATTGTTTTGGTAACTTGATTCGCTGATTCGAGTTAGCTATACGCCACCCACGGTGACAACTTGATCAACCTCAAGCACCTTTTATTGGCGCTATGACATCATTTCAAGCCAATCGTCCATCATGTCTTCGCAGGGCGTGATTGAGTATGACGGCATTTATTACTGGTGCGGCATCGACCGATTCCTTTTGTATGGCGGTACGGTTCAAGAAATACCAAACACTTTTAACCAAAACTATTTCTTTGACAACGTGAATTACAACGCGCGTCAAAAGGTGTTTGCCATGAAAGTTCCCCGTTATGGCGAAATTTGGTGGTACTACCCAAGAGGTCAGGCCACCGAATGCACTGACGCGGTGATCTACAACGTGCGCGAAAAGTGCTGGTATGACGCTGGCGAGGCCCTCAGCGCCCAACGCTGTTCAGGGTACTTCTCGCAGGTATTCCACTACCCAGTGATGGCCAGTTATGCAACCAACGCCAGCGGCGGCGTCAATGCGGTGACTCTTACCAACGGCGGCACCTTGTACACCAATGGCACGTACCAGTTTTACCCCCTGACTGGCGGCACAGGCACAGGCGCAACGGCCACAATCACGGTGGCCGGAGGCATAGTCACGACGGTTGTAATAAATAACCGAGGAGTTAATTACTCTATAGGCGACCTGTTGTCTTGCACCTTGCCTGCGGGATCGGGCTTTCAATTGACGGTTGGCACGCTAATGACCTTCACGTCGCTTTGGCAACATGAATACGGCGTAGATCAGGTGGCTGGAACAAGCGTAAACGCCATATACAGCATGTTTGAAACAAATGACGTTGGATGGGTCAGCGGTGGCCCAACTCAACCATCGCTGGAGGGCGTCAATCGCTGGTTACGCCTTGAGCGCGTTGAGCCTGACTTTATTCAGACTGGGCAAATGGAGCTATACATTACTGGCCGACCCTACGCTCAGGCCGCCGACAAAATATCCGACGCGTTTGTGTTTACGCCGACCACTGGAAAAATTGACATGAAAGAACAGCGCAGAGAGTTGCGCTTGCGCTTTGTGTCCGACATTGCCGGCGGTGACTACCAACTTGGTAAAGTGCTGTTGAGCGGCTCAATAGGAGACGTTCGTGGCTACGAGTAACCCAATTGGCCTTGTTTATGACCCAAGGTATCACACGTTTTCTTCGTGGGCCTCGCTCATGTGTGAACTGTATGCCGCCCAACAACTCTCAATACCCACCGACTCAACAGACTGGAAGCAGTGGGGTAACGGTCTTTTGGCAATTGACGTGTTCACCAATGAGGCCGCTCCAAGCACCGACTCATACAGCGACTGGGAAGTGTGGGCAACAGCACTGATGGGTGCAGTTAATCCGAGGCCGCAATGAAAGAAGCAACCACGCAAGAAATTATTGAGGGCGCTCCCATCACCAAAGATTTTGGTGATCATTGGGAGATCGTCTACATGAACATTGCAAATCTTATTGAAAAAACTAAAGAACACAGAATATTTCGCAAGGGCAACTCTTTGTTGTTTTACATAATTGAAAGTCCAAAAGTTGCCACTGGCGTTGTGTTTAGCATTGATCCCCCACGCACTCAAGCGGAGGCTTTTGTTGAGTTTTCAAAAGCCTTGAGGCAAGCTGGTTTTGAAAAATTAACCGTCTCAACGTACCTTGAGTTGGTTCCAAAACTTTTAACGCAGGCTGGGTTTAGTGGATCAGATTTGGGTCTTGTTAAAACCAGCAAAATTAAAGATTTGCATGAGATTCAAATTAACTTGCAAGAGGTCAATTAACCATGTTGCACATGAGATTTGGCGGTTGGGTAGGGGATAGGGTTCAGCAGGCCATAAGCAACGCCCCGTCTGCCGCATCATCTGTTGCTGACAAGGTTGGTAATGCTCTTAACACCTCTGTCGGCGGCGATAGCTCAGTCGGCAAGACGGCCACAAAAGTTGCTCAAACAACCGTAAAGGTTGCAAAGGCCACCACCAAGGCCACACTAGCTCAGGCAAAAGCTTTTGTAAAAAACCCCCTTCCTGTGCTGGAGACAATGGCCCTCACAACGGTAATGCCGTACGCATACGCATCCGCAATTGTGAGCGTGGCAAACGGCGGCGATTGGAGAAAAGCCGTCATTCAAATGGGTATGCACTACGCCTCAACCGGCGGTAGTGGCGGCGCAGGAGGTGCTGGTGGAACTCCTCCATCAACACTTCAAAAGGTCTTGACAAGCTCATCGACATCTGCGTTAAGCGCCAAGCTTTTGGGTGCCACAAATGAAGAAATAAAAAATGCGGCAATTGGTGGCGCTGTAGGTTCTTACACTGCCGATTTGCTGTACAAGCCAGTGAGTCAAGGGGGGTATGGTTTAAACCCCAATGACGTCACCACAAAAATGCTTAACAACGCAACTTCTGCGGCAACCAATGCGTTATTGCGAGGCAAAAACGTAGGTGATGCAGTTATTGAATCTGCGTATGTAACTGCTGGCGCTCACTACGTTCAGCAAGCCTATGACAAGGCAACAAGGAATTCTGAAACTCTTCAATCCGCGCAAGCTTTGCTCGACAAGGCCAAGGCAAAGGTTCAGTCATTGTGGAACAAGCCATTAGAGGACAAGCAAAAGGCCGCAGACAAAGCCTTAGAAGACGCCAAGGTTCAAGTTGAAAGAGCCAAAAAAGCTGAAACACACGCAAAAAAAGTCAATCAAGATTATGCTGACGGGAAGACTTTTGATGCTGATGCCGCAGAGCAAGCTGAAAAATACGCCATCAGTACAAACGAAACCGCTCAAAGATACTTGGACAAATACAAGCAAGCAAAAAATGAGTACGAGTATGCGGCAGAGACCAGTGGCTACAACGCCGCCACCAAAGAATATAAAGATGCGTTGGGCAATGTAAAAAATGCAGATAACGGCGTAGGCGCGTCCCAAAAAGAATTTCTTGACGCCTACGCTGACTACGATAAAAAGGTCAAAACCACCACTTCGTTTACCGAGCAAGACATTGCAAAGATGGCCGCAGAGCAAATAAGTCAAGAGGTTAAAGATGCTGGAAAGGCCGCAAAAGAACAAGAAGCTTTGGTTAAGGCGGCGCAAGCGTATACACCGCCAACCACTGCCACGCCAACCGCAACTCCTCCAGCGCCCGTAACCCCAGCGGGGCCGACAGCCGCGCAAGTGGCCGAGCAAGTGGCCGAGCAAAAAGCTAGGGATGATGCCGCCGCAAGAGCCAAGGCCGAGGCTGATGCAAACGCCTTAGCCAAAGCAAATCAAGACGCAAAGGCCGCGCAAGAAAGACAGCTTGCCGAAGCAAAAGCCGCCGAAGAGATCAAGGCTAAAGAGATCCAAGCGGCAAACGACAAGGCGGTTTTTGATGCGCACTTAAAGTCGCAAAGCGAAGCCACAAGATTGGCTGAGGAGGCTGAGGCTAGGGGTCAGCGTGAGCGCGATTTACAAAATCTTGAGGCGGCTCACGCGGCTGAGGTAAAGGCCGCAAAAGACAAGGCAGATGCTGAAGCCAAAGCCAAGGCAGATGCGGAGCATGCGGCACAAGTCAAGGCCGCTCAAGCAACGCCAAATCCACCTGTCACCACACCTGTCACCACACCCGCAACTACTGCGCCAGTAACCCCCGAGCCAAAAAATACAGCCCTTGGTACGGCAATAACCGCCGTTGGCACTGGTGCCGCTGTAGCTGGCATTCAACAATCAATTGCCGAAGAAAAAGCCGCAAAGGCAAAAGCAGAAGCAATAGCCAAGCAGGAGGCGGCAAGAGCAAAAGCCAAGGCTGAATACGAAGAAAAAGTCAGGCTTCAAAAAGAAGCTTACGAAAAAGCAAAAGCCGAGCACGAGGCTAAGATACAAGCCCAAAAGGAGGCAAGGGCCGTCGCCTACGAAAAAGCTATGGCCGCCTACCAAGAAAAGGTCAGGCTTCAAAAAGAAGCTCAAGCCAATGGCACAGCCGCTGGTACTGGAGCCACCCCAACAGGAACCTTAAAACCAGTTGGCACCACAACTCCAGCCACAACGGGAACTCTGAAGCCAGTTGGCACTGGAACCGCGCCCACGGGAACGCTGACGCCCGTGACCAAGCCCGCCCCAACCACCCCACAACAACATCGCCACCAAACCT